ACCTTTTCCATACATTTGCATAAAAACGTGATATAACACCCCTAGGGCATATCCATAACATAATCATGACATGAATTTCTGGAAAATCACCAATATCTGGACAAACGAACAGCTTTTCTACAAAAAGCTTTCACTCGCCTGCATCAAAATAAACTGCAACCAAGGAACAATCAGAAACAAACTATCAAAATCAAACTCCTCTAAAACTACTTATGGCGACTGGAAAATTGAAAAAGAATTCCTAAACCTTTAATTAACTGAAATATAGTTGTTTACACCTTTAAAAATATAGTGTGTATCAATAGGTTTGAGAGGTAATACAGTGTGAAAGAGGTGGCCGGTGTGAGGGAAACCGTTTTTATTTGATGGGTGGGGGTGCTTTGGTTCCGGTGTGTTCAAATGTTTTGGCTTTTTTGGTGCAGCTCGATTAACCAGGTCCAGGGCTTTAACTCGATTTGTGATCTTGCTACGATTCACTTCGACCAAGCTAATTGACTGTATATCAATAGCAAACAATTTTTTAACCTCACATTTTTACAACCGATTTACAACCAGTCAGTTATTTAAGGCAGAAACTCGTGTTTAGAAATCTGAACAAAGGACTTTGATTTATTTAATCTCCAGAATCAAAACAGAAAACTACATATTTCAACTGTTTTGCCTTAAATGCTTACAGATTGTAACTAAATATAGCCTTTCTGCTTACAGTTTTGAGACAATTTTTTCAAACCTCTTTCAATTGTGTAGATAAATATAAACTAACAAACGTTAGTTAGTTAAAAAGATATTTGATTTGCTTTAAAAAAAAAGAAGATGTAAAATAAGCGGCTTCGCCGCTCCCGGTGTTTGGTGTATTGGTGTTGTTTAATAGTTGTACTTATATAATACCCGAGCCATGTTTATTTGAAGCTAAAAAAGGGTTTTATTTGATCCTTTTAATTATTTCCGAGGCAAAATAATTTAAAGGTCCTGGAACTGGTTTTATACTATATTATAAGTACAAATTATTAGCACTATTGATAAAACCTATGATTTTATGATTTTTGATAGAAAAATAGTATAAAATTCATGCAAATAACTATGATTTTTAATGTAGATTTGTACATATTTAATATTAACCTTAATCCTTTTATTATGAATGCAACTATTAACAAGCTTTTCAGCACCCAAAGAGATATTATTGCCTTTAATAATTCAGAATTTGACCGTCCTGCTTCAATATCTCAATTACGTAAATGTGATAACGTTATTGTTGGCGATCGCGTATGTGGTCCAAAGTCACCTTATCAAGTATTAATAGAGGAAGGTTCAAAAGTTTCTACAATTTTTGTAATGCCTTTAACTATTCATCATCCTGCCGATGGTAGTACGATGTTACTTTTAGAAGTATATTAATTTTTAACCTTTAAACCCTTTAAAAACAGCGACATTATGAAAACACTTTCCAAGATTACAGGCACCACAAACATTTTAAATAATACCATAGTTGTATTGTTATTTGTTTTGGTGGTAATTACTTTAACCGCTCTAGTGGCTCAAATAATTGTTGAGCCTGGCACTCTTGCCCGGGCTTCTTTTGCTATCCTTGATTAATAACCAGATCGTAAAAATTTGAAACTATGTTGACAAATTTAAAAGACTGCATTTGTTTAGACACAACGGTCCAGAACTTAAAAGAAGCTTTACAGCTTCAGGATGATTATAATACTAATCGTATAAAGTTTGAAGACTTTGAGCACTTTAACAGGGTGCAAAGTGATCTAAAAGACATTAAACGCTTAAAGCGTGATTATTTGATTAAGATCGGTAAACCATTTAATTTATAGATCATGGACTACGACTTTGACCACAATTTATTTATGATTGATTTGCTGATCATTTTAACCGATCTAAATATAGATAGTACATTAATAAACTTTTAAAACAAAAACCCGGGTAAAAACAGCGACGTTAAAGCCCGGGTTAAAATCAAAATAAGTTAAACAAATAAAATATTAAGATTATGAAAACAAATGTAAACAATTCAAAACAATTATTTCCATAGAGGAAGAAAGAACATTTGTATCAATTTCTTAATAACAAGACTATGAGAACCCTAACAATCTTTTACAGCAATGGCGAGGTTTTAAAACACCAAACGCCAGGAACGACGCCACAACTGCAAAGGGCCTTCTATTTGGGCCGTGAAGTAGGTAACAGGACCATTGAGGCAACTACCATCGAACAATAACCAAATCAAATAAATTTAAGATCATGAAAAAATATTTTATAGTATCTGACAACGAAAGTCAAATGGGAGTGTTTGAATACACCACCAACCAAGAGGCCGACAGCTTGATTATGCAGATCGTATGCGATCATTATTGGGCCGACGACTGCGAGCTGAACGAAGGTTTTAAAATTGAGGAATATAATTTTAAATCCTTAAAAATTACCGGGGCATACAAAGATGAAGAAAACGACAATATAGACTTTGATGTTTACATTGACCAAATCGGATTTTATTCCAAAGAGGAAACTAAAAAATTTGATTATGTGATACTTACCAATAGCAATATGTGGGTATCTTCTGGCAATAGAGAAACACAAGAACAATTGGACGTTGAAATAAAAATGATGCTAGAAGAACATCCAGACGAAAGTTTGGTTGTGGTTACTTCAGACAAAATGGAATTTTTTACAATAAACTAATTTTTTAATTATGAAAACATACATTTCAAACATTCCTGAAATAACTTTAAGAAGAATTCCGACAGATTTTAAAAAAGTCAAAATTAAAAGTAGCAAAGAGGCTGAACAGTTTGCAAGGCAATTCTATTTTGACGACCTAACTATTTATGAATCGTTTTTTTTGATACTTCTAAATAGTTGTAATAATACTATTGGCTATGTAAAAATAAGTCAAGGTGGCGTGGCCGGAACGGTTGTAGATACCAAATTGATTGCTAAATACTGTATAGATACCTTGGCAAAAGGGATCATTATGGTGCATAACCATCCCTCCGGAAGCCCAAAGCCAAGTAATGAAGATAAAAATATTACAAAACAAGTAATAAGTGTATTGAAGCTTTTTGATTGTCAAGTCCTAGATCATATAATTTTATCCGAAGATTCTTTTTTTAGTTTTTGTGATGATGGTATTTTATAAAATTATGCGAAACGACGTAAGAATAAACGAAAAAGTGGCCAACTTCATCAAAGAAAAGAGGTTGGCCCTTGGCATGACGCAAAAAGAATTTGCGGTACACCTATTTGGCCATGAAAAACACCAGGGATGGATCGCAAAAATTGAAGGCCGTAAAAGGGGCATTACCCTCGATACACTTGGACGCATTTTTGAAAAACTGGATGCAGATCTGTCAATAATTGAATATTAATTATTAACTTTAAATAAATAAATTAAAACAAATAATGAAAGAGCCACAATTAAAAGCAGTAGAATTATCACGAAAATATGGAACAGATAACGCTGTTGATTTATGTAATTATAATATAAATATAGACGAAAAGAATGGAAATTCTACTGCGTATTGGGAAGCAGTAAGATTGAAGCTATGCACAATTAGAGGTTATTGAATACAACTATTCCTTAAAAGAATATGAAGGCGATTTAAGAGATAACAACTTTTGGGATGATAATGAAGATGATATATGGTAAACAAAAAAGCCCGTCGTTCTGATGGGCTTTTTTATGCTCTGTCCGTAAATTATTAAAGGCAACTCTTTATTTTTATCCCAACTTCTCCAGTATCTTTTTTAGAAGTTCCTTTATTTCCAATAAGGTTTGTGGCACCTCATCAAAACTTGCCCGGTCTTTATAGAATAGATTGCCCTGTCCTCGACTTTCAGACCTTTCCAATAAAATAGGCTCATCTCCCATGGTTACATAAAGATAATTGACCTGCGGGTAGATCTCCACCAGTTTCTTGGCCATGTCCATCGATATTTTATTGTCCCCGTTAAGTATATGGTATATGCTCGATGCACTTGCATAACCCATCTTTGTAGCCAGTTTGTTTGCTGTAATGTCAAGGGCTTCAAGTATGTTGCTCAATATTTCTTTGTCTTCCATTGTTTTAGTATTTTAAGTTAATATAGTTTTAAATCAGGCACTAACATAGCCAAAACGTTAGGCGTAATACTTATAATTTACACTTACAATAAAAACACTTTTTATTTCTTACCACGTTTAATGCTGTGCAATTGGCGCATTTTTTAGGTTTTAAACATTGTTCTATTTCACCGTTTTTATTGAAAGCTAAACCTCTACTTTCATATTTGCCTTCTTTATTAATTATTAACGAACTTGTACTACGCCTAACGAATGGGGCTAAACCGTCGTTTTAATGCGGTTTTAGCCCGTGTTAGCAACAATACTACATTCGTGCTTCGATGATAGTTTTGTTGGTTTACTCTTTTTTTCTTTAATTTTTGCCACCGCTCTTCGGTTTTTTCAAAACCGTTGGGTTTTTAACAAGTGAAATAAGAACATCTTGAATATAATTCTTTAAGTCCTTATTTGCTTTTACTGCAAGTATTTTCAAATCTTGCACAATTTCATTTGGTATATCAATGTTTTTTTTCATAATTAAATTTCCCTTAAATAATGTAATAGACTACAACCAGTCATTTCTTTTAGTTTTTCATTCAAAACTTTTTGTTGCTCTAAAATAAATTCTTTAAGTTCTACCAACGCCAATTTAATCGCATCATTACAAGTCGCAACATATCGTTCTTTATTTTTGGAGTTTCTAAATTTTGGGAAATAAATTGGAGCAACACAATCTAAATTATGATTCAACATTTTAGCAGAGCGTAATTTTAAATACCCATCTAAATCAGTAGCCACGCCCTTAATGTAACCCCTATCATCCATATTAACGTGTGGGTGGTTCAGGTGTCCAACACTCATCCAAGTTCCTAAATTCGCTCTGTAATGGTCGGAGTATGTTAAAAATATTTTATTTTTTAATTCGCCAACATAAGGAGCTTCGTTATCGAATATTATTAATTCAATAGTTCCGAAAATTTCAAGATGTTTTGCAACGACCGCAGAAATTCTATTTTTTTGTTCGGTTAAAATTGAAGCTACTTTAGTTTCAAATTTTATTACTTCTGAATTTTTCATTAGTCTTTATATTTAATATTATTTTGGTCAGCAAAATTAGCAACACACCACGCTTGTCTTTCAGTTGCACTCATAAATTTTTCAATAGAATCAATAATATTTTGAATTTTCAAATCACCTTTATCTTTTGCTTTCAAATAAATTCCAGCCAATGTTTCAGATATTAATTGATAGTGCATTGAATTTCTATCACCTTTAACAATTCCATTAATACCCATAATTTCACGTTTAATCTTGTCCAAATTTGGCATTGCGTTAAATGCTGCAATCCCTTTAGCATCTTTAAATCGTTTCTTTTCGCCCTTACTCATTCCGCTTGTTTCGGTTACTGGTTTTTTCTTTAAATCGTTACCATTTTCATCGGTAAGATTAAAAGCCATTTCATTTTTTAAAGTTCCGTTGTAATCAACTTGAACGTAACCTGTTGACTTTGTAATAATCTTAGTAATGATTCCCATTCCAAGTTTACCTTTTACTTTAGTTCCGATTGTGATTGCCATGATTTCTATTATTTAGTGTAATTGTTCATTCAATTACAGTACAAATATACATTATATACTTAAGGTATGCAAGATATATTTGTAAAAATTATTAACAATTTATGTAAGTTACTGTTAATCAAAGAGAATAATTTTAATACCCACCCTAAAAATTAAAGAAAAAAAGCGTTTGTGTTTCAAATTAAGTTCATTTGTTAATTACCGTACTGTTGCTAACACTACTTATATGTAATGCCTCTGCGTCTTTGTTCATTTTTCCTTTGTTAAAATCCATTGTATTCGTTTTTAGTTATAGTGTTCTTCCCAGTATTTTTTTAGTTCAATGGCATGCTCCCTGTTGCTTTTCTTGATGTAGTGCAACATCATTTCGGCCTTGGCCCATCCACATACGCCCATGATGACCGAATTGCTTATCTTACCATAAAGGTTGGTTGCAAAACTCCTGCGTCCTATATGCGAAGATACCAATTTATATTTTTCAAATACACCATTTACATTGCGCTTTTTTGCCTTGTCAAACAGTTTGCCCTTCATTTTCCTGTTGATCTTGGCTTTTTTGCAAACATCTTTAACGTATAGGTTAAATTTGGCGTCACTTATCTTGTCCGGCAACTGTCCGTTGCGCTTAATGAGTATCTTTTTTAACATGGGGTGCAAAGGGATCACCACCGGGGTTTTGGTCTTTTGGGTCTTCAGCTCAATGTAATCGTCTATAAAGTTTGAAATATCCAAACTCAAAAAATCCGATACACGAAGGCCCGTCCAACATGCTATGATGAGATTGTCCCGTACATTGTCCAGGGTTTCCGAATCGCTGAAATCACATTTAAAAATATCGTCTATCTCCTTGGGATCCAAATAAGGCTCCATGATCTCTACGTCTTCAGGTACAAAAACACGTTGTTTAAAGGTCTTGTTAACTCCAAAACCAAGTTCCTCCGCTCTTAAACAAAAGAATTTGAAGCGGCTAACATGCCTTTGTATGGTCGATGAAGCGTAATTATTTTCGTTGAGGTGCTTGGCAAAGTCAGATATTAATTTATTGGATGTGTCCAATAACCTAACCCTTTTTTTGCCTTGAAATTCCTTTACCATCAAAACAAAATTTTCGTGCTTTGAAATTTCACGATCATTAAGGTATTTGTGGGGGCCTACCATCCAGTCAGGCGCCTTCTCCTTTAGCCACCAGTCGGCAAAGTCGGTGTAGTATATAGTATGCTCGCTGTTGTTCAGCTTCACCTCATCCTTTGGCCTGTTGAAAAATTCGGATATTGTATTCTGGAGCCATTGCCTATCAATGATATTGCCATCCATGTAAGCCTGGTTATGGCTTTCAAAAATATGTATGCGCAAAAGGGTAAGTTTTTTGTTCAGCTCGTCGCTGTCAATATCTATAACGTTCCTGGCCTTCCCGTTCTTATGGTCCCAAAACTTTGGGTTGATGAGTAGGTTTGTAGAGGTAACAATATCAATTGCCCTGGTATTGGAGTACCTGCAATATATCGATGCGGGGTTTATTGCCGATCTTATGGAGTATTTTACCGTCGCCATTTTAATTCGTTTATATGTTTAACTTCCCAGTATTTTTACAACCATTTTACAACGGACGTAAGTAACATATCACTATATTACACTACAAATATATAAAAATACATCTAATAATAGACAATATATGTGTTATTTATGTAAATAAATATGTTTATAGTGTAAATTATGAATCCCGTCGCGATCACTTTTTAAAGCCTTAACATATTGATTAACAATTAATTAAGGCTTTTTTGTTTATATTTTTTACAACCATTTTACAACCAATAACATATACGATTCATTTTATATCACTTTTAGAAAACTATCTCTGACTATTTATTTTTGTTGACAGCTCGATAATCTCGGAATGGGTTGTAAAGTATTTGGAAATATCTATATGGGGATATTCCCTTAATAGGGTCAATATGAAGTCTTGTGGCAGTTTTTCGTCGCTTTCCAGCTTCATCCAGTTGGTAAGTGTGTTCTTGTTGTAGCCAGTTATACTGGATATTTCCTTTGCCGTCAGTCCGTTCTCCTTGATGAATCGCTTTAGCATGCCATTGTGTTTTGACAAAAATACAATAAAATCCTAAATAATAGGATATGTAATCAAGTTTTTATATGTTTGTAAAATCAATAATTGTGACATAAGTTTTGTAAAAAAATTAAATCGTTTTAATAAAAATCAGTGCCCCAAATAACCAAAAAAAATGAACAAACATGAATATTTGATCTTGGAAGAATTCAGGGAAACCCATTATAACGACAATGAAAAGTTGTCCAAAGAAAGTGAAAACGCCATTGAAAATCTAAAAAAAGAAGTGAAAAATCTTGACCGTAAGGATGTTATTTATTTGCGAGCATTTCTTTCAACATCCTTATAGCCTCCAGCGACACCATTTTATTGAACCATAGACCGTATGTGGCATCCTCAACCAACAATCTTTCGTGGTTGTTGTTTAGGTACACCCCAATTCCTTCTCTGTACTCCTCTCTCGGCTCACTAACGCTGGTGAGCCACTCAAACGTATATTCCGGATAAGCCTTGTTTATCACACTTGCCTGTTCAGGGCTAAGTTCAGTTTTCTCCCCGCTTTTTATACTGTAATAAGTCCCTTTTGAAAATCCAGTTCTGGCCAGAAAAGCATCCACGCTAAGGGAATTGTCAAACATGATCTTTGCTATTTTTTCATATAGACCCATATAAAAAATATAAAAAATAATTCCTAATGTTTAGGATTGTTAATAAAATAGTTAATAAAAGTCGAAAAAAGTACACTAAAGTTTTGAATAGTCTAAATTAGTTTTTATATGTTTGTAACACCCAAACAAATATATATTAATGAACGGTACTATAAAAACAAAACTTAAAAATTATCTGAAATTATGTACTGTTGAATTTGATGTTTACAATTGCTATAGCGATATGGCGTATTTAAGGGATGAAAACGGTCATGCCTTTGCAACGGTTGACTATAAACTGGGCAAAACCGTATGCGATGACCATATTTTCATAAACGGCGACAAATTTCATTTGGGCCACAAACAAAAGAACCTAATTATTGAGCACATAGACCGCGAATCGGAAGAAGACCGGAAGCACAAAAAAGAACTAATGGACGAAGCCTACGATGTTACAAGAGAACAGGACCTATACAATTGATATGGACGAGAAAAAGCTCATCATAAAGTCGCTATGGGAAAAATTGCCCAACGACGGATCAAAAACAGAATTTATTCAACTGTGCGCCAAAACGTTTGGCCGCACAAAAAAGACCATCAGGCAATGGTGGTTCTCAAACTATGGCGACTGGTCGGTACCAAACGAGTTCCAGGAAGAAGTTATAGAACTTTTGAACATTAGAACTGAAAAAATAGTAAAACTATGATTTTAAAAATATTGGTAATCATTTTTCTGGTGGCGTTCATAGTAACGGCACTAACACCAAAAACATGGAAGGAATAACAGTAACAATACAAGTGACCGAAGAAATCTTGGACGCCATCGCAAGACGAGTGGCCGAAAAACAATCAATGCCCCCTATGGTGAGCAAAAAACTGTACACCACCGATGAAGTGGCGCAACTCTTGGGGAAGACGCGCCAAACCATCAACATACATATTGATAAAGGTCTGCTAAAAGCCAAAAAAATCGGGAACAGATGGACCATAACCGAAGAACAACTAAATAACTATATAAATGGAAAGTAACTATCAAACCTTGACCGAAAACATTTTTACAAATGCAATCCACTTGCAGGAAAACCGTAAGTACAAAGAACTTAACCCAACCAAAAAATATGGCGAGTGCAACGTCCTGATCGTCGATCATGAAAAAAAGACCTTTTGGTTCACTAAAAACGAAACACTGGAGCATACTAACAAAGTAATCGAAAAACTGGAATCATAAGATGAAAACAGAAGAAATAGTAAATATCGAAACCGTAAGCCCTGAAATTGTATATCAACAGGATAAGGCGCAGATTGATGTCCAAATCAATACAGCAAAAATGTTTCCGAGAAACCTTAAAAGGTCGGTTGATAATGCTATTGCTATTGTTTCCATGGACAAGGAAACGGCAGCAACATGTACCTATTCTCTACCAAGAGGAGGTAAATCAATTTCAGGTCCATCGGTACATTTGGCCAAAATATTGGCACAAGTTTGGGGAAATTTAAGGGTAGAATCAAAGGTTGTATCTATTGACACAACACAAATAACATCGCAAGCGGTAGCGTTTGACCTTGAAAATAATTTAGCCATTAAAGTAGAAGTTAAAAGGTCTATTACAGGAAAGAACGGAAGGTTTAATGAAGATATGATTACTGTTACAGGAAACGCTGCTAACGCTATTGCTTTGAGAAACGCAGTGCTAAACGTAATTCCAAGAGCGGTAGTCGATAAAGTTTACAATGCCGCAAAGCAGACTATAACAGGAGATTTGTCAGACAAAACAAAATTATTAAAAAAACGAAAACAGGTCTTTGACGGGTTAAAAGATTCTTATGGAGTTTTAGAAGATGAAGCACTGTTTGCTATTGGAAAACCCTCAATTGATACCGTTACATCAGATGATTTAATGACTTTGATTGGTATTGTTCAAGCTATTAAAGATGGAGACACAACCGTATCTCAAGCCTTTAAAAACAAGAAAATGGTTAATAAATCAAAAGAAACGGTTGCCGAAGAAAAAAAGAAGCTGGGACAAGTTGATCTAAACCTTCCATAATGGCCAAACCACACGCATATAGAGGGCTGTCTCCTGACAACTATGAAGAATTATTTAGTAATTTCCTTATGGACAGTTGGAGCTTTTCAAAGGTTAATTCGTTCTCCAGGAACGAAAAGGCTTTTGAAATGTCATACATCTATAGGGTGCCTTCAAGAAGGTCGGCATCCACTATAGCTGGACAGGCTTACCACGCCGCTTTAGAACATTATTTTTTAGCTGTAAAGGACGGTAAGAAAAAGGATATTATAGACCTCCAGCAAGTCGCCTTTGGTCATATAGAAGAAGTCCCATCAAACGAATGGAAGCTGCAAAAAACAACTCCAACAATGGAACAATGTATATTGTCGGCTACCGAGATAACCACAAAGCTGATAGATAATTTCTTTCAGGAAAAAGCAATCTACAATTTTAAGGAAATCATTTCGGTTGAAAAATACTATGATGAGTTCGTTACGGTGAACGGTGTCGATATTCCATTGCCCTGTCATGCAAAACTGGACCTTGTGGCCAAGACCCATGATGATAAAATAGTGGTGGTGGACCATAAATCAAAATCCATTTTCTCCGACGAAAAAGCATTGGCTTTCTCTATAGGTAAACAGGCTGTAACATATTACCACACGCTTGACGCAGGTTCTGATATGATTGCCGATGAGGTTTGGTTTGTAGAGAACAAGTATTCCAAAAATAGGGATGGTTCACCACAGCTCAATTGCTTTAAATCCATTATGGATGAGGACACCATCCGTTTGTACGATGCCTTGTTGTATGAACCTTTAAAACGCATGATGGAGGCTATATCAAACCCTGATTACGTGTATTTGATGAACGAGAGCGACAACTACATAGACAGTGCCGAGCTGCATGCGTTCTGGGCACAGACCATGATTGCAGAAGTAGATGAGTTCAATATCCCAGATTCAAAAAAAGGGATTATTAGGAACAGACTGAAAAAAATAAGGGATTCAACATTGGCAACGATCAACCCGTCAATCATTAAAAACTTTAGAAAAAATGCGTCCGAATTCATCCAGTTCGACCTCAACAGTAAAAATATGACCACCGAAGAAAAAATAGAGCACGTTTTAAGGACCTTGGGAATTATAGTAAAGGTGTCCCATAAGTTTGAAGGCTATTCAAACGATACCTACTTATTGGAAATGTCGGCAGGGACCAACCTTTCAAGCATATTCAGGTATAAACTGGATATAGCAAATGCTTTAAACGTGCCAAGCATAAGGATTAACAAAGAGCTTTTTATTTACGAAAACAAGTCGTATATAGCTATTGAAGCTCCTAAAAAAAGGGTGGAAGATCTGTTTTTCGACCCTGTTTATTTAAAAGACATGAAAATACCTGTCGGACTTGATAATTTCAAATCCCCTGTTGTTTGGGATCTGGAAAATCAATCCACTCCACACGTTCTTATTTGTGGCGCCACAGGTTCCGGGAAATCGGTTGCTATTATAACCATATTGGAATACGCTAAACTGTCCGGTATTAAAGATATAATCATATTCGACCCAAAATTGGAGTTCACCAAATACAACGGCAAAAATGGTATTGAGGTCTTCAACGATATTGATGACATCGAAACGATGATGGAATTTTTGGTAGAGGAAATGAACGAGCGCATACAAAAAGGCAGCAATTCAAAAAAACTCATTCTTTTTGATGAGTTTGCCGATGCTGTTTCGGCCTCCAGAAAAGGAAAAGAACTGGATATTAAGGAAATGGTACAGGTAGGGGAGTACAGGTCTAAAAAAGGACCTATGGGCTTTCAATTGCCTCCAGAACCAAAGATGAAATTAATGGTTGTTGGAAGAAAAAAATCATTGGAAGAAAACCTAAAGGTATTGGCACAAAAAGGAAGATCCTGCGGATTTAGGATATTGGCGGCCACACAACGGGCTTCTGTTAAAGTAATAACAGGTGATGCTAAGGTAAACTTTCCTGTACAAATATGTTTTAGGGTGCCAAAAGAGATTGATTCCAAGGTTGTGCTTGGTGAATCTGGAGCTGAAGCATTAACAGGTAGAGGTGATGGATTGATCAGTTCGCCAGAATATTTAGATCTTGTCAGGTTCCAGGCGTTTTATAAAGAATAGCTATGTTCAAGCTTAAAAAAATATCCCGCGAAAAGACCATTAAGGATGAGATAAACGCCATTGTAACAAAACTGTGCGACGACTATACCGATAACGAAATCTCCGAAATCGTAAACAGCATAAAAGACCGGGCCATAGCTTATTTAAAGTACAGGGAAGAACACTTGACCAACCAGCTCAACGCCTGTAAACAATCCATTAAAAATATTGAATCATGAGAAAATACACAGTCGAATTGATTGACGATGGCAAGGTATTAAGCCTTAAAAGAACCAACGACGGTTTTGAAGCATTCGAAATCATAGGGGCATTGGATTTTGTAAAAAGCGAAATAATAGCCATGCTTAAAGATGGTTTTAAAGAAAATGTCAACGAGACACAAAGGATTGTCGTAGTTGATTATCCTTTAGCAATTGATGTTATTCCAATAAGGGCGTACAACGCACTTCTTGATCATGGACATTGTATCGGGTTCAATCAAAATATGAAACTTAACGAATTGTTTGAAATGTACAGACAATTAAAAAAAGTACGTGGTATGGGGCCAAAAACATTATCTGAAATCGATGAGGTATTTGTTAAGTATGGATTATTAAGAATTTAATGATGAAAGAATTAGAAGGGGAAAAAAGAAGTGATGAGGAACTTTGTAATGAATGGGTGAATTAATTTGAATCAATAAAATTATGAGCATAGAAGTCAAAAGCATTGATGTGAACCAGGTAAAGGAGGAATTAAAGAAGTGCCCCAAAATAGTTCGGGATTATGTGCGAAGCATGGAGAGCGTTTTAGATCTTAACAGGGACAATTTAAACAAAGCGATAAAAAAGCTAAGGGAATTAAAACAGGAGTCCGATTCACAAACACGAAACAACAAATTGAACAATGCCCAAGAATTTTTAGAAAAATATAGAACTGACAACAGGTTGTCAATGATATATACAAAAGATATGTTAGGTAGAGAAATTGCTTCTATTATGGAAGCCTATAAAAATCAATATGAAAGCAATAATTAATGTTTATGGCAACAATAATATAAGAATCTGGATTCGCAACAGATGGTCCAGTACATTTAGCTTTGATTAGCACTTAATCAATATTATGAGGTCTAAATTCAGGGACCATATAGAATTTAAGTTCTGCCTTATGGGCTTTGAGCTTTGTGTAAGCTATAGTTCGACCAGATTGTGCAACCATAAACAGAAGAATTTTTGTGATTGCAAAACAATTGAGGATTGTTCATTTAACAACCGATTTAATATAAACTGTAATTTTAATCAAAATGAAAACAATAATAAAAATGCTCGAGGAGGCGGACAAAACGCTGTGCTCAGATGGATACAAATCATATAGTTATGTAAGAATGGCTATTTCAGAGGCAATTAATAAATTGCTACAACACCAAAATTCGGCATTTGTAACAGCTGTGCCAATCGGAGTTTGTCCATCCTGTAACGGAGAGGGCAAATTGCATATATCTGATTGCTGTGGCGTACCGCCAATGAGCAACGGGGATTGTGATACCTCTGATTTTGGGATATGCTCCGCATGTAAAGACCATTGCGAATATGGGGTTGATTGTGATGAATGTGCGCAAGCAATTATAAATATAAAATTATAAAACTATGGAAAGATTTTCAAACAAATTAGGTACGATGGTTAAAAATGACGAATCTGGTGGGTGGGTCAAATATGAAGATGTAAACAGAAACAATGAAGAAAAACTCCATCATGCCCAAACATTTTTAAAAGAAAAGAACATTGATATCTAATGCAAAATATTGTGATTATTATAATATTATTAGTGTAATTTATTTATATTTGCGATACTTCACTCCTAAACGACATTAACAATTAAGTCGGATAATGAAAGTAGGGCGGAGTGAAGTCTATCTACTGGATTTATCCGACTTTTTGTTTTAATATTATTTGCATGAAGACAAACGTAATTATGAACCGCGACATGGGTAAGTTTAAAGTCCACCAACGAACAAAGGACGGGATGTTTAATGCAACATCACTACTCAAACAATGGAACCAGGAAAGCGGAATGAAAAAAAAGATTGAACATTTTTTTGAAAACCAGTCCACTAAAGAGTTTATTGATACCATTTTAGAATCAGACGATTTCCATACCCCTAATTCCGTGTATGTAAAATCTAGGGCCAGTAGAGGTAATAATGCCGGAACATGGATGCACCCATACCTTTTTATCGACTTTGCTATGTGGATCAATCCAAAATTTAAACTGGAAGTTATAAAATTTGTTTATGACCAACTTATAAAACAACGTCATGAGGCTGGAGATAATTATATTATTTTATCATCCGCAGGCGCAAGATTAAGAGGTTATAACTATTCTGAAGTCGCTACAGCCTTACAATGGATTGTTTTTAACCGTACTGAAAAGAATTTAAGGCAAAATGCTTCTGAAAATCAATTAAAAGAACTTGCTAACATACAAAAACAAATGGCTTTTGCTATAGATATGGGCTATATACGAACCTACGACAAACTTATAACTGAACTTCAAAAACTTTGGAGAAAAAAATATAAAACAACCACTATTTCAGCGTGATTATGGAAGCAAAAGAAAAAGACCCTGCTTTTTTATTCTATTGTCAGGCATTTTATGAAGGCACCAGATTAATGTTTCCAGAAGAAAGAGCATGTTATTTAGATCTCCTAATATACCAACATCAACACGGTCCAATACCTTTAGATACAACTAGAATGAGTTTATATTGTACAGGTATATCTAACGAAATGGTTAACCATATACTTAACCAAAAATTTGTTAAAACAGATAATGGTTGGATCAACACAAAAATGGTTAAAGTGGTTAATGAACGTGAAAAAAACAACCCTAAAAAAATAGCTTCTGCGTGCTTGGCTGGACTTATTTCATCAAATAATTTAGATGAAAAATTAATCAAAAAAATTAAAGAAGAATTCCAAATTAATGATTATTTAAACCTTGAAACCAATCAAATTAAAAAAGAAGTTAAAACCTGGTTTTATAAAATGGTTAACGTCTTTGTTAACAATATAATTAAAGATAAAGATAAAAGTAAAGATAAAGATTTAATTACTAGAAAAGATAATTTCTATAATTCTATAATTCCTTTTTTAGAAAATTATTCAAAAGATATGATTGATGATTTTTATAATTATTGGACTGAAATAGGGGTTAATGATATAAAAATGAGATTTGAAAAAGAAAAAACATTTGGAATAAGCCAAAGATTATCCCGATGGAAAAAAAACGAATCAAAATTTAGTACTAATAAATCACAGTCAATAAAAACATTAGTCTCAAACCGATGAAAGAACCAGAAAAAATTGGTGTGATTACCAGGAGAGAATACGAATGGTTAAAAACCTTTAAAACGTTGGAACCACACGAAGAAAAAAAAGTAAAGGAATTTGAAGAAGTTAATAATAAACCCATTCAGGTCGTTAAAGAAGAAAAACCTAAAAAAGAAATTAAAAAAATAACGATTACCAAAGGTTTGTTATGGAAAAACTTTTTGATATTTTTTAAAGCCGAAACAGGTCAAGATTTTCAACAAACAAAAGATTCTATAGAAAATATTGCACCTATTATTAATTTCTTTGCTTTAGATGATAATTTCTTTAGATCAAATCGTCTTGTAAAAAAATATAATGAGCCTTCATTTGATAAAGGACTTTTGGTAATTGGTATGTTCGGGAATGGAAAAACAACCATTTTTAAGGTGCTTTCAAAAATGTTTAAACATTTCAATATGCCAATGCGATTCAAAGCGGTAAACGCTCACGATCTGGTAACAGAATGGGAAACATTGGACAGTCCTGGCGATAAATACTTGTTCTTTGAAAAATACCTTTGTAGATCGCTTTACATTGATGATGTAAAAAAAGAAAAAACAGCTTCAAATTATGGTAAAAGCGAAGTTATAAAAGAGATACTTGAAAAAAGGTACGATTTAAAATTACGTACCTATATAACCTGTAACTACAGGGAAAGTGATAGTGTCGGCGACTTAAACGATGCGCTAATGGAATTCAACCGTTATGGTAATCATATTTACGATAGGCTGTTTGAAATGTTTAATATTATTGAGTTTAAAGGTAAAACATTTAGAAAATAACCATGGAAACCTTCTACTGCGACGCCATCAAAAACAACAAAGTGCCATGCCATGACCAGTGCATGTACTGTTTAAAGAAAGAGCAAAAATATCGTAAAAAAATACGTGAAAATGTCAATGCTTTTAAAAATTGGCTTGACGAGATAGAAAACGAATGATACCAAAAGTCTTATACCAATTTAAGGATTGCGCCGGAACAAGTTTTCAGCCCAGCAATGGTACAGAAGGCATGATATTTATGGATGCTTTTTGTGAAAACTGCATACACGACAATGTACAAAAGGAAAAATATTGTGAAATTATAGTGCTTACCATGTGCTTCAGTCCAAAAGATAAAGAATATCCAAAAGAATGGATTTTCAATGAAGAAGGCTGGCCCGTGTGTACCAAATGGAAAAAGTGGGATTGGGGTAGTGGAGACGACCTAAATGAGCCTCCAGAACCACCATACGAACCACAGGACCCAAATCAACTGATGTTATTTTCCGTTGCGGATTATGTGTTACAAAATCATCAAGTTAAACGAAATGTTAGTGCTTGTACATAACGTTGAGTGTATGTGTAATAAAACGTTTTTAAGCGATGGCAATATCTAAAAAAAGAAGAGAAATTGTATTTAAAAAATATAATGGCAAATGTGCCTATTGTGGATGCGACTTACAAAAAGGTTGGCACGTAGATGAATTATTGCCAGTAAGAAGAAACTTTGAATACAATAAAAATACAGGAAATTTCAGAAGTACGGGAACTTGCTTGCATCCTGAAAGATTTAATATTGATAACCAAATGCCAAGTTGCCAAAGTTGCAACATAAATAAGCATTCGATGAGTTTAGAAGAATTTAGAAATCTCATATCTGGATTTATGAAGCATTTGAATGAAGTAAATACTCAATATAAAATTGCTAAAAGATATGGATTGGTAAACGAAACAATAAAACCGATAGTATTCCATTTCGAGCGTATGTCGGCAAATGTTTTATAACGTACAGCAATATGAAACGTGCGATTAATTAAAAACAGAATTATGCAAACAGAAACAGAATTTTTACAACACTTGAAAGACAACTTAAACATTGGGAGACCGACAAGTGATATTAAGACGCTTATAAACCAAAGAATTATAAAAATACGCCAAAACGAAGCATTAATTATAGATGGTGTTGTAAGGCGAAGCGAACAGTTAATCTGCCCTGACTGTAACTCTAATAAAACTTTTTGGAATCCAGCAGAAGAATTAGAAAAAGCGAAACAATTAAGAGATGAGTTTCACGAAAGAGCAAGAAAAAATAAGCAAAAATTTGACCTTTTGATTAAGCTAAAAAAAGAAATATTTGGAGATACCAAAGATAGTATTGAAGATGATTATTTCACTTTGAATTTATTTGAGTATGCAGAAGCCTACCACAGACATCGGGTCAATGAGATAAGTGATTGTACACATAACGACAAGACCTGGAATGCCGATGCTGGGTGTATGGTATGTGATTATTGCAACCAAAAATGTTAAAAACAAACTACTAAATAAACGATTATGACATTGATTTGGATAGCCATAAGTGTAATTTTCGCAGGGCTTGTTTATTGTCTTTGGGCAATATTTGAGATACTAAAAACATTGAAAATAATTTTAGATAAACTGATTAAATAAAAACAAATGAAACTATATTTTGCAAGCGACATCGATGAAATCTGCTATCCATTGAGCTATTTCAAGTGGCTCATGGAATATGAGGGATATGAAGAAATGGAGCTTATAGAAGCCGAAAAGTCAAAGATTCCAAATGAATATTTCTGGTGCAAACATTATGAATCTATTTCTGAAAAAGACGATGAGACGTGTGGTAAAATATGTAAAGGCTATGAGCCAAGAAACGGTAAAAGTGGATGTTGCAAACATTATTCATTGGTGGGCTATGACCATACCGAAAAAACCCTTAAACTAAAATTATGACAGTAGAAGAAAAAGCAAAAAAAATAGTGGAATACTTTAGGGACAATAAACCATAAACTTTAAAAAATCCTACTTTTTAGTATTTTTTCACAAAACTTTTTTATATTTGCTCTGTAGGGAACTCATTTCCTATCAGCAAAAAGCTGTAAATAGACGTAAATATGAGACAATTTCATTAAAGGCCGTTAGTTATTCCTAACGGCTTTTTTAATAATTAGAAATTATGAAGACAGAAACCAAAAAAACCAACCACTTATTTTTATACAGTTTTATAAAACGTTTTTTTAACGTATTAATTAATACTATTCTAAATTACTTTGGGTATGTAATTTTAAAAATAACCAAAGGAAGCGCAATAATAAACGGCAAAACTGTTGTTTGGTGTGATACAACTAAAATAGTAAAAAAATCAAGTTGTATTTACGTATGTGAAAACGGTAAAATAAAAAGCAGACCATTGATTTATAATTCTACTGATACTGTTCCAATAACGACGATTCTCCCGATTGCTTTGTGTATTCTGCAATTATAGAGACCGAATGCGGCAATAACTCAACACGCACAACTTATACCATAAACGAATCGGAATTTGAATATCTAAAGTCCCAACAATCCGGCACCGATCCCTGTATAGATGTTAGGTTCCAGGACATCAACAATAATACCGTGGATGGAATATTAAGGGGACTGTCCAAATCCAATTGCCCTTGATCAATCGGTTTGGTCCTTTAATATCTTGACGAACTTAAAGATCAATAATTTATAGGCATCAGCTTTTTTGGGCTCCTTGACCTCATTGATTTCCCTGTATATTTTAAGGTTGTCCTCAACAATATCTATAAGGGCATCATACTTAACAACGTTGCCTATTTCGTCTCCTTTTAAGGTGTTCATGACCGACTTTTGCTCGTCGTTGTGCTTTTTAAAGTCATAGTACCACTGCATCTGTCTGGAGGCGTTAAAATAAATACCTCTATCAAACACTTCTGGAATTTTTAACCTATTGGGCTTTAAGGTCGCAAACTGCGCCGATCTACCACCGTAGGCCCCAATCAAGTGGTCTATTTTTTTAGGCGATAGGTTAAGGCCTTTTGCAAGTTCGGTATTGGCCAATAACTTGGCTGTTGGTGATGTCCAATCGTCAAATCGGTATTCCACTGGTTTTTTCTGGTCGGCGTAGTTCTCAATATCCCTAACCGTTGGAAATGTTTTTTTGTTTAGCGCCACTTCAGTAACACCTTTTAACAAGTGAGGATATACACTCATCAGCCAACGTGTGCCCTCATAGGGTTTTAATTGGTCGGGCAACCACGAATCAGAACCCTGTAACCACTCTTTTTTACTGTAATTGGCACCGTTATAATGTTCCAGAATCGCCATATTGGTCAGTGTGGAGAAAAAAGTCATCTGTTCCGGTGTGCGCATACTGAACAAATGATTGTCATAAGGATTTTTAAAGTAAATGGCCTTTGAAAGTTCTGAAGGCGACAGGGCATTATAGGCCTGTTTCACGAATTCATTTTCCTTATCATCATCAGACAATGCGTATAGCAAAGAGGCCGTACTGGCCGCAACAATGGCCGAAGCTACAAAAGCATAGCGTTTCTGTCCTTCTGGCGTCCTTAAAGTACGTGCCGTTTGTGCCAAAACCTGTAAACTAGCATTGGCATAAGGGATGCCCCTAATAAGCTCCCTACCTGTTTTACCACCCAATCGTCCAGTATGGTGAAACGGTGCCGATACACGTCCTGCTTGTTCTAAAGCAATCCGTTGTGGATAGCCTTCTTTTCGCAATCTAATGTACTCGGTTGCCCTGGTCATGATCTCCGAATAGTTTGCAGGCGCAGTGATCACATCCGCAATCCTGTCCATATACCTCACCGCTTTTTGTCCTGCCGATTTCTTTAAAAGTTTATTGTCGATTTGCCTGAACGATTGTTTGTTCCACCCTCCAGAGGTCTGACTGGTGCTTGCCAACCATACATATTCATTAAAATATTTACGGTTCTCC